CTCGAAGTACTTCGCTCTCCAGGCCACAAGTTCCGCGCTCTCGGTATCTCGTCTGCTCTCAACTATGTTGAGGGCAGCTGGGTCCGGGAATCGTGCAACTTGCGACCTGAGGCGGACTGGGACTCGTCCCAGGCCAAGCCCGGAAGCCTCCCTCCGTTGCCTAACGCATGTCACCGCTGGTTCGCCAGTGTTGACATGTCGAAGGCGACGGACGGCCTCCATCATGATGTCGTGGAAGTAGTCATCGACGCCCTTGCAGAAGCCAAGTGCATCCGTCCTGCGGATGCACCGCTTGCGAAGGCGTCGCTGGGGCTTGATCCTCTTCACCAGTGGGAGTACACCTCGCCCGAAGGGTCGTGTACTACTTGGCTTTGGAGAAGAGGAAGTCCGATGGGCACTCCCCTTAGCTTTACCGTCTTGTCTTGGATCTCTGCCTGGGCATCGAGTGCGTTCCAGCACGCTCGAGTCCGGGGAGACGATGCGGTTGGTGTCGCCAGATCGGAGAAGGAGCTCCGTGCTCAGTTGCACGAGTACGGGCTCGCTCTTTCTCTGGTCGGCGCCAGCCTCAACGTCTCGAAGACCTTTGTCTCTCAAGGTTGTTTCACCTTCTGCGAGGGACTTGGAATTCCAGCGACGAAGGGCAAGAAGGATAAGCGTACTCGCTTCTTTGCCGTTCCTGCCTGCCCGGCGCCGGGTGGCGCTCGACCAGTGGTTGCAACACCACTGATTCAGCGTCGGCACCTGTGCAGACAGGAACGGGTGGCCAGTACCCTCTCGCCGTGGCTCAATCGCAGCGCCCTGTTCCACCTCCCGGTGGAGTTTGGCGGCTACGGTTACACGGCGAGAGGCCTGGCTGTTGGCAGGAAGGTTAGACAAAGGCTCGCATTCGCGGTTTCGCGCGGCTACGATCCGAGTCTTCTTCCTACCACAAAGGGCGAGTACAGAGGGGAGGGCCTCTTCCCGAGGCGTCTGGAGCAGAATCGCATCTTCTCTCGCACTGGACGGCGTGTGCGTGACCACTTCATGGCCACGTACCCCGTCCATGCGCGTGCAGAGGAAGGCGCTATCTGTCTCCAGGGATCTAAGCTCGTTGCTCTGATGGAAGAACGTTGCAGAAATGCAATGGACTTCAATGAGTGCGAGACTCAGGTCCTTGACGCCTCGAGAAGACCCGCGAGGACGAGACCACGTCCCTTCAAG